TCCATTCCGTCTTGTATTGGCTTGAAAAAGAAGGGGTAGTTAACGGATATTGGTACAACTTTATCTGTAAACATCTTTTTTGCATCTCCACCGGACTTAGATAATATTCCAAATCTTGCATCTGACGTAATTGTTGCTTGGTTAACGGTTTCGCCTGAAGCCATAAAACTAAATCCAGAGCGTCGATTTTTGAGGTAGCACATTCCATAACACCGTTTATCAGCTTTGCATGCTTCCCAGAATATAAAGAATAATCTATTTGCTTCTCGAAAGTCTGGCTTCCCAACATCAATCTTGGTGTGCTGCAAGTACATATAATGAGAGCCAGTAATATAAGTAGGTATGTTTTTGTTGTTAAACCAATAACCTTCTTCGCGTCTGGTAAATTCTCTATCAATATATGCATACCAATTTTCTTTAAATTCAGATGGATAATTTTCCCAATCAAATATACTTTTTATATTTTTTAATTCTTTAGGATATTGATGAGGTACCCATCTATTATTGTTATTTTCAATTGTTTTCGGTGGTTTAGGCAATGCTATACACAATCCTTGTATTTCATATATATCGCCAATTTCCCCCGTTTTACTTATAACAACTACATTGTGTTCTTCATTATAACCATACGCCCAAGCTTTTTTCCTATTAAGCCGATGTATCGTTGTTAATTTTATTGGCTCAATTATTTTTAATAACGTTTGTTCGTACATTATTTAGATCTTTTTTCAGCAAATCCACTAAAAGAATTTCCTTTTTCTTTTTGGGGTTTATTTTCAAGCATTGCTTTTTCAGCTTCTATACGATTTAGTATTTCAAAAGCATCAAATATTGCAAGCTTTTTAGTAGCTGCAGCATTTTTTAATCTATCAGCAGCTAGCTCATCTTCTCCACCGTGAACAATAATTTCTTCTTCTGCTACTTTAATAAGTTCTTCAACTGCTTTGTACCCAGATTGGATTATACGGTTTTTCTGTTCCTTTGCTGTCATATTCAATAGTAATAGATTTAATTGGTACTCTATAAAGACGCTTTTTGTCTATTATAAACTCATATTCTGATTCTGGTGAAAAACCTATAAGCTTTCCACTATCATATGAGCCATCTGAGTATGTTATAAAGCCTTTTAATGGCTCTTCTTTATCTTCTGATACAAATGTACTATTTTCTTTTTTTATTGGCTGTACAAAGCAATATCCATCAATTGCTTTCCAATTATTATTTTGTTTAAAAAGAAATATTTGATCTAAATAACAAAAATATAAATTTTCTTTAAAATAGTTTGCACTATTTTTTTCTTCACCTTGAATATCATAAAATCTTCTAAAAACATTGTGGTGCACTATTATTTCATCACCAACTTTTATATTTGTTTTTATAGCTTTAGGTAAAGCAACAACAATTGCATTCCTACTTACAAATCGATGGTCTTCTATCGACGTATTAAGTATTAAATTTTTATTGTTTATTTTTTTTATATTATTGTATCTATTTTCTTTCGGTTGTATTATAAAAGAATAAATACTATTCATAATTTAAATTGTATTCAATACTAATAGCCATATTTTTATTAAAAGATTTCCATGGCAAAACTTCATTTTGTTTTTCAATATAAACAATAAAATTATCTTTTTCTTCTAATATATCACATATTTTATGGCCACCATATACTTCTTGCCCAACACTATAGTGCATAGCGTCGTTTTTATAATCACGACCTATAGATATTTTTCTTATTAAATTCATATTATATTATTTTAATTAGCATAAATCTTATATCTCCAAAAAATATTTTACCTGATGATTGTAATGCCATTGTTATGAAACACGAATTCGTTTATCTGTATATGCATATCGCCCTGGGTAGATTTGAGCAGATGTTACATTAGCATTAAATGAAAAATTATCATAATGGCCTAAGTTACTGCTTGCATTTCTGTCACTATACCCATCCATAAGGCCGTATTGACCTGATGCCCAATATCCTAATGTACTATTTTCTTGTGAACCAGTATTAACTATGCCAGTGCTTGATATATTAGAACAGCTCCAGGTTTCCATTCTGTTATTTAAATCAATAAAATGTCTTCTTCCAGATGGTATTGTTACATTATACCCAGTGGCATAAGAATATATTTGTATTTCTGACCACATATATAATCTATTTTCTACAAAAGAAGAAGTTGAAGAGGTTGATTTCCATACAACTGAATTATAAGTAATAGTTGAATTACCATATGTTCTTGACGCCGCAACTCCAGTATCACTGCCATATCCATAAGAACTTTCTTTAAAAAATTGATTTGTCCAACCATAATTTGGATGATTATGTTGGAGGTAAGTTCTTTGTTTTAAATGTCCAAAACCAAAAGCAACATTAAATGATGATAAATTTGTAGGGCCATCAGAATAACCCCATACACTTAGGGTACCTGCACAACGGTCTACCATTGCAACAGCAGCTTGTGTTGTAAATGATAACGTTGACCCAACCGCTGTCCCAGCAGCATTAGTTGCATAAGCCGCAAAATAATACGTTGTGCTTCCAACTAAACCGGTTCTTGTCAAGCTAAATGTGCCAGTTCCACTTCCGGAGCCATATGTTGGGTTTGAAGTTACATTTGAATTAGTTCCAAAATAAAAACCTCTTGCAGTAACAGTTGCGCCGCCATCAGATGTTACATTTCCGTTTAAAGTTACTGATGTAACCGCTACAGATGAAGCGGCATTTGTCGTTACAGATGGTGTTGTTTGTGATGTATACCCATAAAATTCTGACATAGCATCAGGGGTAGAAAATCCAGCAGCAGCAGATAAGGTTCTTAAAGAATAACTACTTGACCCTAATTCTGTTCTTATGTCTGTTATAGAAATTGCCCCTGATGATTGTAACGCCATATTAATCGTCAATTAATTCTTCAAACCCTTCTATTGTTTTAAGTTTTGAATATGCCCAAGATAGTATATTGCTATTATCTATTTCGCCTAAATCTATATAAAAAACATCAGAGTTTTGATCAGCTATATAAGGCATATTAAAATTTAAAAGTCTATTTTTTTTATTTTGATATATATTAAATAAAATATTTACCCTAAAGCCTTTACCAAGATCAATATCAATATCATCTTGCAATCTATCTCTATCTTCTAAATGTATTGCAACAGCTTTTACAATAATATATGCATTTTCAACTGTTTCTTCAAGAATTTTTTCAAGCGTTGGCTGAACAACAGTTTTTTCTTGCCCTCTTAATTCATAGTCGGGGTGGCCTTCTGGTAAATCTTCTGGTACTGTAAATGTAAAACTTTCTGTTTCAGTTTCAGATTCACGTATATTGTATTTTTTCCAGGTTCCTACTAAAGCCATAATTATTCAGTTGGTTCAGCTGGAGTTTCTGGAGCAGGTGCCCAAGGCATCTCAGCATCTACATTTTTAGGTGTTACTTTATCAGAAATAGCTTTTTCAATCACTTCATTCATATGATCTGTAGGATGATTAGCTTGTGCCCAAGCAATAACATCCGCTTCAGTTAAATCTGCTAATGCAGTAAAAGCATCAGAGCTAGGCGCTCCAACTGGGCAAGCCCCGGAAAAAGTGTGGCTTTCCCCGGAGTCTGCATCTGTTCCTGTGTAATCAAATCTAATGTGTGTGATAACATCTGACAATCCGTCTAGCGAAGGTGCCTTTTTCATGGCCGTTATCTTCCATTCGTAAGTAATGTTCATAGTTTATGTATTTAAAATTAAGCTTTCTTTAATTCTGATGGGTCAACATCTTCTTCAACAGGTGTTAATTCACCAGTATTGATGTCAATGGTACATTTACCATATTCTTCTTCAATGTCTTTCCCAAGATCATTAAATTTACTTTGTGATGCGGTAGCTTGCGCTAATAGGCTTTGCTTTTGTACTTGATAAGTAATTTCAAGCTCGCCTAATGCAGCTTTAAGTTTTGAAATTTCCGCTAATTGATCTTTAAGCTTCTTCAGCTCTTTTGTACTTAGT